AGGCCGACATCAAGTAAACCACGCAGGAGAATAACAATGGCAATAAAGCAAACGTGATCTTTTCAATCAGTTGCCCTTTGGCTTCCATGTTCTGAATTTTTTCCTCACTCATTTACTTCCCCAGCAAAAGTGTTAGCCACCAAAAGACAAGGCCCAAAACCAAAATAGCAATTGCGCCGCCAAGGAGCCAATTAATCAGCTCATCCAACTCCTTTTTCTTGGCCGCTGCGTTCTTTTCATCCAAGATTTCCTGCGCCTTGCGCTTTTGGATCAAGTCGTTTCTGGTGATGAGTAGCTGCTGCCAAACATCCGCATGACCATTAAGCACCAGCCACTGGTTCAGTTCCTTCTCTGCGTCATCCAACTTTTTGGCCTGCATGACGATCTCAAATGCCTGCGCCGTGTCCGATCCCGCAAACCCCGTCTTTGGCTTGGACGCTGCCCGCTGGACAACATCCTTGGCCTCAAAAAACTTCATCGCTTCGCCAGTGATGGCGTGGATGTCCTTCCCCAGCTTGATGGCTGCCTGAACGCCCTTAACAGCCGCTTGAGCCGTGGCGAAGGCCGTTATGGGATCTATCACAAATCACCTTACTGGGGAGCAGTAGGCCAAGTCACTTCCCAAGGGAAACCAGACTGAGCAGTAATATCGCGCAAAGCTTGGCGATAAGTTGCCCATGCAAACTTATCAACAGGTGCATCTGCAACTTGCGTCCAATCAGAATTAAACAATCTAAACATCCGATCTTTACGGACTGAATGCGCCATTTCTGCAGTATCTGTGGCTAACTGTTCAGCAGTTTTTTCTTCAATAACCCAAGTTAGCACCCAAACGCCATCACGCAAAATTGGTTGCGTTAAGCGGGTTACGTTCTGCGTACGTTGATCGTAGCTAGGGGCCATATCGGCACTAACTTCCACCAAAGTAAATCCATCTACCAAAGCTGCATCCGTCTGGGGGAAAATGTCCCAAACACTATAAGAGCCAAAGTTAGAAGATGGATTGTCTGCTTGCAATTCAGAAAATCCATATGGATACTGTATTAATGTGTTGTCTTTAATTTTTGCGTACATATTAAATCACCTGTGTTGTAAATGTTGGCGTTGTCGCAGAAGAAGGGAATTGCGTAGTTTTTGTTACTGCTCCACTGGAGCTAAATCCACCAGCAGAAGAAAATCCAATAGTAGTAGATGATGCCACTGATGTTATAGACGAATAAGTAATTGTGTATCCGCCAACAGAATACGTTCCTGTTTTTGATCCATCTAAAGGAAGCACTGCGACAGTATTTGTTTGCCCCATAGGAACATATAAATTGGTTGTAGTAGCATTTATTCCAAAGCCTGATGCTTGCGTCCCACCTGCGGTTGATCTCAATGTTCTTGCAAGCAAAACACTACCAGAAGAATTTATTTTTAAAATTGCCAATGTGTTTGTACTATTATCAGCACTGGCGTACCATATATTCCCAGACGGATCAACAGTCATTCCATCATAGTAAATATAAGTTATATTTGTATATTTATATGTCCATGCTGCCGTATAAGATGTATTTAATTTTGCAATTGTAAATCCACCATTTGAATATGCAACATAAATATTATCTGAAGAATCGCAAACAAGTGACCCAATAGTGCTAGAAGAATTAATTTGAGTAGATGATACAAATGCACCAGTTGATGCATTAAATTGAACAATTTCTAATAAATTAACACTTAAATTGGCTACTAAAATAACTACACGAGAGCTTACTGGTAAAAATCCAATAGCACATGGAACTGTATCTGAGCCAATAGCAACATAATATACGCCCCATTTTGTTGTTCCGCTTGTATCTTGGCAACGCACATGAGACCATAAATATGTGCTAGTTAAATCGTAGTATTGAGTTAATGTATATATGTAATCTGTAGCTGGATTAATAATTTGAAATGTTAAAGGTATGCCACCATAAGCATATCCTGTATCCCAATAGTTTGATGATACTGTTGCTCCAGTAGATGCGTTATATATTGTAGTATTTGCATTATGTGATTGAACAGCTAGCCCTGTAGATGTGTACCCAGCAGGAGCATATCCATATCCTTGAGTTCCAACTTTGTTTGAATAATTAACTGTAGACAAGCTACTGTTAAAAAATGCAACTGTTGGATAATATGGCAAAGCAACAGAATCAATTCCAGACACTTGCACCACTCCAGCAGCATTAATAATTGCAGCGGTGGGGGTATCAAGATTTGCGCTAAACACTGTAATAGTGTTTGGAACAGGCGCACTGCCTCCAGCAAAACCAAAAGCTTTGGCAGATTCAGCGCCCCGTGTAATGATGGTAGGCATATTTACCCTTTATGCAAACTTAGTCTGCGATGCCAAAACAGTGTAAGTAGCTGATGCAGTCTTAGTAATTGTGTATGTGTAAACATCTACTGCGCTTGCATTCCCTGCTGTTGGTGCTGTGCCATTTTGCCATTTTGGAGTTACAGATGTGCCGTCAATTTGGAAGGCAGATGCGTAATATGCAGTAGCTCCTTGCGTAACCATGAATGCAATTGTTACTGTTTGGCCTGTTGCCAATGCAGTGTTCAAGGATGTGCCAGCACTAAATGCTACATTGACTGTCCAGTTTGCTGATGCATTAGTTGTGTAATACAAAACTGACTGACTGTTAATGTAATAGTTGATTGTGCCTGTTGCTGCTGTTGCAGATACTGTTGTAGTTTCTGCTGCATTGAGCATGACAGCCGCAAATGTGCTGGAAGTGCCGTTAAACGTCTGGGTTGCAGAAAAAGTTGTTGCCGTGCCGGGGGCAACATAATCAGTACCTGCTGTAGCAGCAGTAAACGCAGAAGTTCCACTGCCTTTTACAAGACCTGTCAATGTGGTCGCACCTGTACCTCCATTGCCAACAGGAAGAGTTCCTGTTACACCGGTAGATAAGGGTAAACCCGTAGCGTTGGTCAGAGTACCGCTAGATGGAGTACCCAAAGCACCACCATTGGCAACAAATGATCCGGCAGTTCCGATTGATGTTCCAAGTGCAGTCGTAACGCCCGCTCCTAAACCAGATACACCTGTGGAAATTGGCAAGCCTGTAGCGTTGGTTAAAGTGCCGCTTGATGGCGTTCCTAAAACACCGCCATTTACAACAAATGCTCCAACAGAGCTTGTATTTACTCCAAGAGCAGTTACTACTCCCGTCCCTGTTGTAATGGTAGATGGGCCAAAACCAGCGCCACCACCAATCATTAGTGCATTTGCCGTCAAGGCTGCACTAGATGCCCATGTACTAGCACCAGAGAAATATGGTACTCCGCCGGATGTGCCAGCTACTGTAAGGGCAAGTGTTCCGCTAGTAGTGATTGGAGATCCAGAAACAGAAACTATTCCTCCAGTGAAAGACTGGGCAACACTGGTAACTGATCCGCCTGATCCGGTTGCTGCAATGGAGATTGACCCATTTCCGTTTGTAATGGAAATCCCTGAGCCAGCAGTTAAAGTTGCTTTGGTTAGGGTATTGCCAACTGTATTTCCAATGAGCAATTGACCGTCAGTGTATGTAATTTGTCCTGTACCGCCATTAGCAACTGGCAAAGCAGTTCCTGAGTAGGAAATAGCTAAAGTGCCGGTAGTTGTAATTGGAGAGCCGGAAATTGACAAGAATCCCGGTACTGTTGCGGCAACAGAAGTTACTGATCCGCCTGAGCCTGTGGCGGCAATAGAAATTCCACCGGCAGAATTTGTGATGCTTACACCTGATCCCGCCGTTAAGGTAGTGCGTGTAAACCCTGTTCCATTACCAATGTCCAATGCACCATTTGCCGGAGTAGTAGTTAGTCCAGTGCCGCCATTGGCGATTGGAAGCGTACCAGTTACGTTAGTAGTTAAGTTTGCAAAAGTAGTAGACGAAGTGCCAGTACCACCATTTGCAATTGGAAGGATGCCAGTTACGCCTGTAGTTAATGGAAGGCCGGTAGCATTGGTCAATGTACCGCTGCTTGGAGTACCTAGTGCGCCGCCCGGAACAACATAATCTGTACCAGCCGTAGCTGCTGAAATAGCCGTTGCATTACCTTTTAGCAAGCCAGTAATTGACGTTGACAGCGTAAGCGCAGGAGTAGCTCCGCCAGAGCTTGTTCCTGCAAAACCATTGGCAGAGGCTACGCTAACTGCTGTAACAGTGCCTGTTCCATAAGTAGTTGTTGCGCTTTTAACATAGTCCGTTCCGTTGTAATACACAGTAGCTGTTTCACCTACAGCTATGGATACGCCAGTTTGCCCAGATGCCTTGATGGTTACAGTGCTTCCAGAGGCAGCATTTACAACAACAAATGTTTTGCTAGACGATGGGGCAGTCAGTATCTTTGCCGTGGTCAGCGTACCTGTTACCCGAATGATGGCAAACTGCGCGGAGACAGTTCCTGCACCAGTCAGGCTAGAAACAATGTTTGTCCCAGAGCTTGTGCCTTGCGTATTGGAAAGCGTAACTGCGCCATCATTGGTTAGCGTCACTGTTCCAGCAATCGCATTGTCCAAATAGGATGTCAGTCCGTTGTTTATATCGTCACCCCAAGATCCGGATTCAGTCCCGGTAACTGGTTGGGCAAGCGCCAAATTTGTTGTATAGCTAACAGTCATGGATTACTCCGGTTACTTGATTGTTTATGGGCCTGCGTACACATACGCTTTTTGCCCTACGCCTGCCCCGCTGGGCGGAATCCAAAAGGTTGTGGTTGTGTCGTATGAATATAACGGCATTTCCAAAATTAAATTGGGCGCGGTACTGTTAATTCGTGTTATTGGCAGCAATGCCGTTGTTGACCGAACAGGAATTTCTTTATTTTGTGTTATATAAGCTATGGTCGTATAACTTTGTATTGGTACTGCGGCATATCCTGTACCTGACTTATTAAAGTAAATTTTGTTTTGCGCAACAATACCAACAGCGTTATTTCCAGACACATACATGTTGTTAAAAATTTGTGCTGCTGCTGTAATGCCAGTTGAGTAAAAAGTCGATAAATCTGTAGTGGTAGTGTGATTACCAATAGAATTAAAAACCCAAAGCCCGTTACTGTAAATGACTGGCTGAGAAGTTGCGTTAGACAAAAACGTCCATGTCACGCCACCATCGGTGGATTTTAAATTTCCATTTGATGAACCAAACACAACGTTTGTACCATCACTTCCTATAGCTGCGTTTGGTTGAGATGTATAAGGTGTTTGGCGACCAGTCCAAGTTACGCCATCAGTTGAAGTGTAAATGCCAAAGAAAAGATTATTTGACGTTGTAATTTGCTGGCCTAAAATATAATTGCCGTTTGCATATACAAGATCAGTTGGCGCAGTAGGGCTAGTAGTGCTTGTTATCAGACTACCAAAATCAGATGCTTTAGTCCAAGTTGTACCATCAGTAGATTTTAAAAATATTGTTGGAATTGAATTTCCTGCAGAATATGCAAGCCATGTAGTCCCGCTATATGCCATTGATGTCCATATTCCAGCTATTGATTGGCGCACGGCTGAGAATGTAATTCCATCGGAGGATTGGAACATACCTGAGCTTGTTAAAGCGTAATAAACCCCGCCAAGTTTATAAATTTTATTAATACTTGTAGGCAAATATATAACATGATCTGCATTTGTCCAAGTCAAACCATCGGTGGATGTTTGTACATAACTACCTGTATGGGCTGAGACAAATTTACCGCCAGCATAGATAAGAGTGTATATACCACCTGAAGGGGCTGCTGTAGACACACGAGTCCAAGTAATACCATCAGTTGAAGTAATGACGTTGGCATTAGAGCTGTTACCAACAATCCATCTGGTTCCACTCCATGCAATAACATACCAAGGGGTACTTCCATCTGTAGCCCTAGCCGTCCAAGTTGTGCCATCTGGAGATGAGCTAACACTACCACTACCACCAACAGCTATAAATTGTGATCCATTCCATGCAATATTAGTAATACTCGTTATATTACTAGTTCTAAATGTCCACGTAATTCCATCGGGTGATGTGTATATACCACCATTAGTATTTCCTACTACAAATAAACTATTTCCATAAATAACACGATTAAATTGTAAAACACCTGTACTTGAAGCTAATGTCCATGTTATTCCATCAGTGGAATAGTAAATGCCACCACCAGTATTAACTGCTACAAAGGTGCTTGCTGCAAAAACAATATCTGTAAATGTAGTAGCTCCAGCGGAACGACTTGTCCAAGTTAGTAAATCCGTACTTGAATAGCAAAGTCCACTTCCACCAACTACTACATAAACTCCAGCCCCGTATGCCGCTGCGTTAATGGTTGCAGAAAAAACTGTAGTCGATGGAGTCCATGTTGTTCCATTACTAGATGAAGGAATTGCACCGTTGGCGCCTAAATTTCCTAAAACAATATAATTACCGTTAAGATAATACACGCAGTTGTAATTTGGTAATGCTGTTGCACTTGGCTGAATAACTGTACGCGCAACCCAAGTTTGCCCATCTGCTGAAGACATGATTTGATTGCTTGAGCCTACAGCAACGTATTGGTTTGTACCATTATACGCAATACAGCGCGGAATAGATGTTCCGGCAGATACAGCATAACCCCAACCAGTTCCCCCTAACATCACTTCAGCGCGGGTTGCACCTGCAAGAATAACGCTGGAGGTTGCACCAAATGTAATAGTTTTACTGTTGATAACTGCGACGTTATAAAACGCACCGAATGATATGTCTTGGTTATATGTCCAAGTTGTGCCATCAGGCGATGTGTAGTAAATACCGCTTCCGCTTGTAACAACAACAAAGTTTGTTCCGTTCCAAGTGCTTGCAGTTAATGTAAGCGCTGTGTATGTTCCTATTGATCTAGCCGTCCAAGCAGTTCCATTAACAGATGTGTAAATGCTAGAAGCTGACCCAGTGGCAATAAAAAGACTGTTGTTATAAGTGACATTCCACCAAGTGCTACCAAGGGTGTTTAATGTCCATGTAATGGCATCCGAAGAGGTAATAAGCGCACTGCTACCCCCAACAGCAACAAAAACACTGTTGGCGTAAATAATATCGTTTAATTGTCCAGAAGTACCTGAAGTACGCGATGTCCAAGTTACACCATCAGGTGATGTATAAACAATCCCGAGAGCGCCTACTGCTACAAATAAACTATTTCCATAAATAACGCGATAAAATTGACTGCCGCCTGTACCTGAAGCAAATGTCCATGTTATTAAATCTGTAGAATAAATAATAGTTCCACTACCTCCAACCGCAACATATTTACTATTTCCATAAGCACAAGAAGTAATGGTATTAGTTGTTACGGGATTTCTTAATACCCAGTTAGTTCCATCAGTAGAAGTAGTAATTGTTCCAGAAACTCCTACAGCAACAAAGTTACTATTTAAATATCGTACTTCGTTAAGAGCATTAATTGTATAGCTTGGAACGCCTACCCATGTAGAGCCATCCGTTGTTTTGCGTATTGCACCGGCAGTGCCGACTGCTACCGTTACTGTGCCATTGGTAGCTGTGTTGTACGGGCTTGAGGCTACCGTATTTTGCGCATAAGCTTGAGGCAATTGTGCTTGCGAAACAGCAACAGGAACACCAAAATCTGCAATGCTTCCTAGTGCCGATGCAAGTGCTGGATATGTTGACTTGCTGTAATACTTGCCAGCCTCAAGCCATTTGCCGGGGCCAGTGGGGGCCACGGAAGCTAAACTTACATCCCCAATTTGGGCGGTGCTTGAAAATTCTGCGGGATAAGTGACGTACACATCTTTGGAGCCAGCCGAAAAGTTTACAAGTGATCCGCCATTGCTTGATGAAATTACTGTTGTTCGGGCCAACGTTGTGCCTGATGAAGTGTATGTTCCAAGGCCAACTTCCCACTCTGAGCCTGATGCGCTTGAGATGGAGTAGTACGTCGTATTACCGTCGCCTACTGCGGCAAATGATTGATAGCCTGTAACAGCACCAGCAAGCGTGATAGTACCTGTACCTGTTGTGGTGGTGGTTTCTTTTACACGATCAGCTAAAACAAGAGCCATACTTTATCCCCATTAAGATGTAGCGACTGTTACCCAGCCGGGAGTTTGCGTGTCGTCAATCAAACTCCATCCAGAAGCCTGCGAATTATCTATATTTTGCCAGTTTGCGGTTTGCGTGTCATCTATTAGTTTCCAGTAGATTGCTATCACTGTGCCTACTGATCCTGATGCCGCCACCCCTGTTAGGGCAATTGTCCTATTTGTTGTTACATTACCGACTGCGCCGAGCGCCTGTACCCCCGTCAGGAATGTTGCTTGGGCTAATGTACCAACCGCTCCAGATGCTGCTACACCTGTTAAAGCTTTTGTTACCCCGGGCGTTGTTGTACCAACTAAACCCTGAGCAATTACTCCAGAATTTGCTTTGGTTTCAGAATAAGAAATTGTTCCAACAAGTCCTGATGCTGATACCCCAGTAAGCGCAATAGTCCGTTCTGCAACACTTAGACTGCCAACCGAGCCTTGAGCCTGCACTCCAGTTATTGGAAGTGTAATTGGAAATGATGAAACAAATCCAGAGGCAGATACGCCTGTAATGCCAACTACTGTATTTGGTGTGGTTGTACCAACATTTGCGCTTGCAGATACTCCGGTAACAATAAAGTTGTAAACCAGAGATCCAACAGATCCCGTGGCAGCTACACCTGTTATTGCTACAGAAATACTTTGTGTAACAGACCCAACATAACCACTGGCATAGACTTTACCAGTATCAGGAATATCACTGACAGTTATGCTGCCAACATTAGGGCGACAAGAAACCCCGGTTAGTGCGACAGTAACTCCACCCGCCGCCGGAAGAGCAGCAAATGGAGTATCTGCAAACGGGGATATTCCAAACATGGATTACACGGCTTTTAGCCGCGCCCCGTTATTAGGTTGTAGCCAGACGCAGCAGCGCAGTCGTCGTTGTGTTCGACGGCATAGTCAACGTAAACGTGCCAGCCGTAATGGTTTGTGAACCAAATGTATGCACACTAACAGCCTTATTGCTCTGCGTAGAGTTGTAAATCAACACAGTATCAAATGCCGTAGACAACGTTACAGTGGTGTAAACCAGTGATGCAGAGGGAGTCCAATAACCAACGCCAGCCGTTGTGGATGAATTGGTTGAAGCTGGTGCAGTTGCATTGGTAACTGTTACGCCACCAGCAGTGTAATTTGTGCCTGTGACTTCGCCGGTAGTTGAATACACAGTAGTAGACGCATTAAGCGTCGCAGAAGCCAAGTACAAAGCGCCTTTAAACGTATCAGCAGTGGATGCTCCACGGATAGGAGAAGCGCCAAAATTATGTGTTGCCGTCATCAGTTCACCAAGGAACGATGTACACATTGACTGGGTATTTGCCATGATATTTCCTTAGAAAGATGCTGTATCGCCGCCAGCAAAAGTGGGGCTTTGTTTTAAACTAACATGAGCAGAGCGATGGACAAGCTCACCATCCAACCAATACTCAGTCCAAGTGGTGTATTCAATGTCATTATCGACTGAGCCTTCCCGCTTTTCAAGCAGGGAATCGTCCATATCGCCTTTGGTGGTAGTAACGATCAATTTGAACTCCTTATAAGCGCAGTAGTCGAAGTGTTTGCTGGCATTGTGATTGTAAACGTGGTGGTTGACGTTTTGTCAGAACCAAAATCTAAAACAGCAATAGATCGGTTTGCTTTGGAAGCGTTGTACATTAAAGCGCAACGAGCAGTCAAAGCTGCCGTCCAAGATACATTAGCCCAATTAACATAAGCTGTATAGCCATCTGTGTTAATAGCTACTCCTGTCATTGTCGCGCCACCTGCCGTATAACCTGAAGCAACAACTTGGTTGCTTGTTGTGTACGCAGTAGTAGCTGCATTTAAATCAGCCAAAGAAGTGTACAAAGCAATTTTGATTGTGTCCGTGGACAAATCGTGAATGGCTTGATACAGCTCTTTCTTAAAGCTGGTAGTCTGGGTTTGGACTATGGTACTCATGTCACTGCTTGCCTATATTGACCGCTGCGGTATGCGTCCTGACGCTCCATGCCATCACCCAAACGTTTAGCCAAAACAAGTGCTTCTTTGTATTTGGTGTCATACAAAACAACCAAATCCTGCTCACCCTTCATGTAGGTGTAAGCTTCGACCAAAGAACCATACAAAAGCACAGAATCAAAATTATCACCAAGCCAAGTTTGCCCGCTTGAAGCAGTTGTAATAGATTCTGGGTAATAGTAATAATGCAATTCAGCAGAATACGTTGTATCTGGCGTAGGGCCAAGGATAAACGTTAATTCATTAGTAATCGTAGCGCCAGAGGTTGTTGGGCCAAACAATCCATAGTATTTTGGCGTTCCCGTAGTAGATGGATTTGGATATGCCTCACGCATAAAGTTCACATCTTTGTTTAGCAGGTATGTGTAATCACCGCCGCCAACAGGAAAAATAGCCAAAGAATATGGCGCAAGGAAATCATCTGGGCAGGCCAAATACTTGTTACTAGCCGTCAGCGTTCCTGTCACGTTTTTACGCAACGAAGGAAACTGAACAGTGTTGTAGATGCGTTGTTCTGCCTGTGTAATGAACAGGTTTACATCCACCGTTTTAAAGGTGTTCTCCGTGTAATCGGAGATCGCAACTACAAGTGCAGCGTAGTTCATGCCATCGGGCCTCGGGCCATTACGCCTTTAGTCGCTGCTCCAGTACCACGAATTTTAATTCCGCTGGTTTTAGCAGTTTTATCAGGGCCGTTGTTGTACATACCAACACTCATACGCATATTTTGTGTTTTGCTCAACTCATCTTCAAAGCCGGGATTTTCTTCCACAGTTACCGCTTTGCCAGTCATAGTATGGGGCTTGGCATAAACTGATGCACTGCCAACTTCTTTGCCCATCATTTTTTTGCTATATGTAGCCATATTAAGCTCCGCGCGAAGATTTACGTTGATTCATAACCTTAGCCATGCCGCGCCCAAGGGTACGCATCTGCATATTGGTTTTGCCGCCTTTTGCCAATTTCAAAGCCGTGCCTTTGCCGCCTTTGTGTTCTTGGGCATCATGTTGTTTAAACGCTTTTTTAATCAAAGCTTTGTCTTGTGCCAGATCAGATTTTTCCATAATTTACTCCTAAGAAACAGATATTGTTACTGTACCAACACTTGTTGTTGCAACCAAATAATTTTGCGTCAATGCTGCATCAAATAAAATTGATCCGCCCACTGGCAACCAGCCCCATTGAATATCCCTTGATCCACCAGAAGGATTGCCATTGGCATTGTTTCCTGATGTAACGTAAGTTGTATCTCTACGGGGATTTCTCAAAGCTTGTGGATCCTCTACTGGAAATGTGCCAAGCATTAATTGCGGTTGGTCTGGATCCCAGCATTCAGGACATACAAGCAGTTGATATTTCCTTTGCTTGATTATCTCAGTCTTTAGTCTCTTCAGCAAATACTGTTGCCCGCAGCGGTCACATTCTGCAATTGCTTTCTTGCCGGAAGCAAATTGATTGGGCATTATGTATTTCCAATAAACATCTGGCGGGGAACCAAACGAATAGCCGCTGTTTCACGATCTTCTGTTGCAGCCAATTCCCAAGCCTCATCATATTGAGATTTAAGAATGTCCAAGCGTGTTGCTCCATTTGGCACTTTAAGCGCCAAGTAATAAGCCAGCCCAGCTACAAGGCAAGGAAGGAAACGGAATGGAACATCCATGTTGTTTGCACCACTTCCAGCATCGTCAATTCGGCGCATTCTCCAATAAACAAATTGGTATGTTGTCGAATTGTCTGGTGTAGGCCAAACAGTTACTGATGGAAGATTCTGGGTGTAAACACTTACTCCGGCAGTGTGCGGCGCAGCAGTGGTATTGTTTTGACCACGGAAACAGTTGTATAGTGTATTCCCTGATATGTATCCGTAGTTAATTGTTTCTGTCCCAACTAAAACAAAGCCGGTAGTTGGCAAGCCAACGACAGATGCCAATGTCATTGACGTATCTGTTGCCGTCATAGTTGTGCTTAACGTTGTTCCTACGGATGATGTCTGTCCGTCTAAACGTTGAAACCAAACTTGAATCGGGCGGGCCTGTTGTAGCTTATTGGGGATTGTTGCGTAAGTGCTAATACTAATCCGGGTGATGGTCAGATCTGCCTGAGTAGATGCTGTATTGGAGCCAGTGCGAATAACGTGTTCCAATAAATCTACTGTGTCAGAAGGCACTGCGTATGTATTCTGCCCCGGTACAAGAGTAATAGTCCCTTGGTCAAATGTCCACATATTGATGCCACGATTAGCCCAATCTGCAAACAAAAGATTCAATGAACGGCGGGCAGTTCGCAGATCATAACCAGAGCGCAACTCCGAACCAGCGCGTTCAAACGCTTCCTCTACGATTTCCGTGAGGTCAAGATTAAACGTTGCTGTGCCGGAGATAGACATTATTGGCTCTCCAATTCTTCTTCCGAATGCAATGGCATTGCTTCTTCCAAAGCCAGCATTTCAAGCTCTTCCTCTGTACCGCAGGTGCAGGGGCCATCTTCATTGATGGCGCAGTCTTCCATGTGCTTCATTTTGCAGCCCTCATGTTGTCAATCAAATTAGGATATGGGCGACCAGCAGCTTTTGCCGCCGCTTTGGCTTTTGATTTCTTGGCTGAACTAAGTTTCTTGGGTGCGCCAAGGCTTTCAGGACGAGGTTTACTCCATACTTCTCCGCCTTCGGCATATTGAGTGAAGTCAGTGTTATCCCTACGCGACTTGCGTACACCTGCTGGCATTTTGGATGGCATGATAGCCCCCATGCCACGACTGGCTCTCATTTCATCATCCCGCCGCCACAGGCAACAAATATTCCCCGGGTTTTACCACGTTGAGCAATGCCGTCTGCACGTTTAGAAGCTGAACCACCAGCAGACATTTTTTTAACTGCTCCACCGCGCTTCATGCCAGTAGGATTAACAGTGCCACGACCAGCGCCAGCAGAAGAAGAAGCTGGCATTTGATTTACCATTTCTTGTGCTTTATCCATATCCGATGGAGCAGGATTTACTGGGGTGCGGTTAGCAGCCATATATGCGCGCTCTAAACGAGCAGCATTACGCATATCTTCAATTTCTTGTTGGGTTGGACGTGACATGATTATTCCTTAACACATTTTGCCGCGAGTCTTGCCTTTTTGGGCAATTCCATCGGCACGACGGGAAGCGGAGCTAGTAGATCCGCCAGAAGCCATCTTAACTGTACCGCCTTTTTTCATTGCTTGGCTGGGCGAGTTACGTCCACGGAACATATTTTTTATGTCGTTAATTGTGCCGCCATAAATGTCAGCATTACGGCCTTGTTCCATTGGGTCATTAACTACATAAGTTTTGCCTTTTTTGTCTGTTACAACATTTTTTCCAAAACCAATAGCGCCTCTTGCGGGTTTGTTTGCGCCTTCAGTTGGATATTCAGCATTAGACAAAGGACGATTGGATCCCTCATCACGATATCCAGCAGAAGAAGGCATTGAATCTCCACCACCACGGCGAGTTAAACCTTGCTGTTTGTTTAGGTAGTCGCGCAAACTCATTCCAGAAGCTGCCAATTCTTCTTTGGTAACAGTAGGAGCTTTACGTGGTGCAGAAGTATCTTGTGCTGTGCGGCGATTTTCAGATCCATAACTGGAAACTTCTGGTTTTGATACAGCAGGGCTTGTATCTTCATCACCAGAATCAAAATCACGACCTTTGGGATAATCTTTAACAGGCCCAATTTTTGGTTCAGTAGATATTGTTAGGCTGTTAACAGCATCACGTTCTTCCTGACTAGGAGAATTAGCAGCTTGCAATCGGCGTGTTGCAGCGCCTTTGCCTACGTCATCACCAGCCCAGCCGCCATCATCAAAGCGTTTAGTTTTCTTTTTCATTTAAAACTCCTTAGCAGGCCTTGCCGCCTTTAGACATTTTGACTTGAGTGCCTTTGGTCAAACCTTTGCGGGCAATACCATTAGCTTCTTTGGTAAAGCCGCCAGAAGCCATCTTCTTGGTTGCCATGCCACCTTTTTTCATGCCCATCATTTGCTTTTTATCCAATGCCATATCAGCTTTGGAGCCTTCTTTCATGCCACGTTTTTCAACGTCTTTGCCAGACTTTTCAAAAGCAGCCATGCCGCCTTTTTTCATTCCAGTAGGCATTGCTGCGGGCATAGGACGAGCGCCGCGCATTTTTGCAGCCATCATTGCTGCTACTCTTGGATCCATTGTTGCCATATCGCCACCTTTAGAAAATTTGCGGCCTTTATCCGCACTTGCAAAATCTTGTCCCACTTTTTGTGGAACGCCTACTTTCTTAGCAAACGATGGCGAGTGAGCTATCGCTTCCATGAAATTGTGTTGCTTTTTACTGCTGCTTGGCATCATTTCCCCGCTTGAATAAGTTGGTCAATTTTTGCTTCAAGGCGATTAAAGCGTTGGTCAATGTGGTCAGTAACGCGCTGCACTTCTGCTTGAGTTGTGTAATCACGGGCAATCTCCTCGCGGGTTTTGTTTATCAAAATACTAATGCGCTGGAGTTCTTCAAATTTTTCACGAATGAAAAACCATAACGCACCAAGCATAGCAGTTAGTATTCCAGACCAGATATAACTAAGTTCCATTTCAGCAATTCCATGCTTTCAGGCTTTTATTGATACGCGAGTTCGGATCGTTTGCCGTCTTTGCGCTGGTAAGCTTCTTTTTCATTCCAGTCATCCTTGCACAGAAGGAGTCGCGCCTGCTGCCGCCTTCGGGCTGGGGCGGTTTCAAGTTCATACCTTGCTTTTTCGCCGAGGCGCGTCCCTTGGCGTTCAATCCGCCATTGGGGTTCTTGCCTTCCTTGCGAGTCCATGCTGGTGACTTAGCCATAAAACACCGTAATGCCGGTAATTGATCCAACACTAATAGTGAGGTATAAATTTGTTTGAAAAAGAACGCCTTCACCAGGAACCTGTACATAATACGGTACAGGGTTACTTTGTGATGCAATATCAATTTGGCACAAAATTGCTCCGCTTGAGCCACCATCTCTAAATTCAAAAGTAGCTGCAGTAGAAGCTACAGGAGCTATTGAAAATCCTTTAAGCCTAGTGCGCCCTGCAAATAAAGAACCAGCAGCACTTAAATGCGCTGATTTAACATCTGTTTGAATCATAATCAATCTCCTATAAAGCAGGGGCCGAAGCCCCTGAGATTAATTAAGCTTGGAACGGCGAAGGAACTTGCGATCCGTCCGAGTTAGCCACGGCATATACCACGGTATATTGAACCGTACCGGCAGTTACTGCGGCAACAGTAGGAGTCAAAGTAGCAATAACTTTAACATCTGTTGAGCCAACTCCTTGTCCATTTGGGGAAGCAGTGGTTGCAGTACCAGCCCAGTTAACTAGTTTGGAAGCTGCGTTGGTGTTAGCCAAACGGCCTTGCGATGTGATGTCGGTAGAAGCCCAGTACAGAGCAGCCGTAGTGCCATCACCCAACGTCATGTTGGCAGCGGTAGAGCCAGTAAAAGCTACCAAGGTGTCAACAAAAATATTGACGATTTGCGAACCAGCGGGGAGTACACATACGGTATCAGTGGTAGCGGAGGCTGCCTGACCGGTGTAGTCCTTTTTAAAGGTTTGGGAGACCAGCGTTGCGCCGGTATTACGGATATTGCCAACGGTAGTGCCGGTGGTGTTTTTAACTGTACCGAGCAGCCAAGGGCCTAGGTGAGTTGCGAATCCCATGATAATTCCTTACATACAAGTAAAGTGCACCAATCTGTATGTCGTCAGCCGGGACTGTTTGATGCACCGGAAAGCCCGGATTAAGTCCAATATATCACAACTTTTATTAGTGCGCAACAAATAAAAAAGGCCCCCGAAGGAGCCTTTTCAGCAGGTTTAAACCTAGCTTAGGACGAACCGGGGGAACCGAAGATTCCCAGCGGATCAGACACACCGAACGAATAACGCTCGCGGGCCTTGTAACGGACGTTACCAGTGTCGAAGTCGCCGTCCATGCTGTTTTGCAGCGGTGTACGAACGAAGTGCTTCAGACCGTTAGGCACATCAGTCATCAGGAACCAACCGTTAGTGTCGGTCAAGAAGTGGTTAACGGTATATCCTTCAGGGATAGAACCGTTGTTCTTCAAAGCATTGATGTCGTTGTCGGTAGTACCAACGCGCAGTTCTGTTTCCAGCAAGCGGGTAGCGACGAACATCAAGTTAGGAGGAACAACCAATTTCTTGGGCTTGGCAGCGATCAGCAAACCGCGCTCATCTGTCCAGCCAGCGATTTGAATAACTGCGTTTTCCAACGAAGTTTCATTCAAGTCAGCGCCGGTAGAAGGACGATTGCTGTTTGTGCCGCCAGAGATCAGCGGATGTGCTGTGTTACACAGCGATACACCATCACCATAAACAACCGAAGAGCTAAATGCGTTGTTCAACACATAAGCTGCTTTAACTTGTTTGGTGTACGCCATACCACGGGCCAAGGCCTTGGTGTAACGCGAAGACAAAGAGTCATACAAGTTATCTTCCACAGCTTCTTCCGTGATGGAGAAACCCATCGCGATAGTTTCGTGGTTGTAACGTGCAGTCCATGCTTCTTGTGAATTGTCATAAGCGATGGCAGAACCCTCGTTTTTGACAGGTGCAGCGGAGAATCCAGACAGTTTTGTCTCTTCTTCAAAGCTACG